TGCGCCTGATGGGCAGAGTGGATGACGATGTCTGTGTCATACCCGTTCTCATCCTCCGTGCTCAGGATGATCGCGTTGCCTCCCCGTATGATGGAGATGCTGTTACCAGACAGGCGGTCCTCGTCCACAAAAGCATCTCCGAGCAGCGTTAGCGCTGAAGTCTTGGTCATGGTTCGTCTCCGTGGCAGTCTGGGCAAGTTTTTTCGGTGATCATCTCTTAGTGTCCTCCAGATCGTTGAGCGCTGCCTTGAGCGCCTTCGTCGTGTCGGCAACGCGTTTTGTTGCCGTGTAGCTAAAGCCGAGATTCTCCTCGAGGCACGCCCGCAGATTCTCTTCCGCAGCCAGAAAGTCCAGAGCCGCATGCTTCGCCGCCAATAGGTCCTTGTGCGTCAGCGCCATTACCCCACCTCCCAGCCCAGCACGGCAGCGTAGCCCTTGATCGCTTCGATCAGCATTTTCATCTGGGCCTCACTTTCGACCGCAATGATGTCCCCTTCCTGCTGAACAAAAATCATGGTCGGCTCGTACTGCACATAAAGCTCCAGTCCGATAGACGAATCAGTTCGACCGATTTTCGTCACTTGCGGAACATGAGCCCCCCGGAAAGCCTTGGACTTCCGCTGTAGGGCACGAATAAACCTGCGCGTGGCAACAGCCCCCGGCAGGAGAACAATATCGCCCGTCCAATTATTCTCTTGGATTTCTGTAAGCGAGACACTCTCCGGCCAACCACCCGACTCCTCCCGCATGGAGACCTCAAGGCGCAAACTCCCATCACCAGCGTCAACGATGGTTTTCGAATCCCTGTCCATTATGCGGTCTCCCCTTCAAGCTTGAGCAGCCCCTCGCCGTAGATCAGGTGCGTCGGCAGAGGGTCTTCCTCGTAGCGCGTGTGGCCGATGTAGTCGCCCTCGTAGGCGTTGATGTGCGGAGCCAGCCACTTAAGAAATGCCTCGATCTCGCTCTCGTAGTTTTTCAGGTCGCAGCGCACGAACAAATACCAGCGGTCAAGACAGTCGATGTGGTGCATGCTGCTCACGGCAAACGGGAAGTGGTAGTGGCTTGCCGACCGAAGCATCCAAGGGCAGCGCCCGCCGCCGAATGGCGTGGTGGCAGGTGGTTCTCCGTCTCCCATGACCATCACCCGCAACAGGTCGATCACCTCCTGCGGAGTGTCCTCCTTCAGGTCGCAGCGCAGGTAAAGCTCTGTGTACATGCCCATGTTATGCGGCTCCTTCGGTTTTCGGTTCTTGGTCCTTGGGCCACCCCATCTCGCGCAAGCCAGCCACGACATATGGCACCAGCGCCGTCGACGCCCGCGCAGGCTTGGGTTCCTTGGGCGGCTCTTCCGGTAGGTACTTGTGAAGCTCCGGCTCAAGCAGAGTCTTGGCCTGCTTCAAGGTGCGGATGTCGTAGAACATCATCCTGAGCTTGTCCTCCATCGAGCGACGTGCCTTCCACTGCTCTTCGGCGGCTTTGGCAAGCTCGTAAATCTGATCGTGGACCTCGGCCACAAGCTCTCGGTCCTCCGGGTCTCCGTTGCGCCCGCAACGTGAGGCGTAGAGCCAGTCTCCCGCGCCTCTCCTGTTCTGCCAGAAGATGTAGGAGCCAGAAAGGTGGGTGTGGTGCGAGGCGTAGCGCGTGGCCAGCCAGTGGCGCAGGTCTGGGTTGTCATAGACCGCCCGCACCTCGGCAGGCATCTTCTCGATGGCCTTGGCTTGCAGAATAGCCTGCGCCTGCGCGGCGTAGTCGATCATGGGGATGTCGGCCATGATCTTTTTGACGATCTCGGCCTTGTGGGTCTTGTTCAGGTTCATCACACAGCCTCCTCTTCCGAGGTGTCTTCGGCAGCGGCCTCTTGCACGGCCTGTTGCAGATCGGCAAACAACTCAGCGCGGCGCAGGTAATACTTCATCTCGCCCACGTCCCGGAAGTTGGGGTAGCCGCTGTCGGTCAGCTCGATGTCGTTGCTAAGGCAGTCGATGATCACCTGCGCGTAGTCGAGCGACAGGGTGAGGGTGATGGTGGTCGGCTTGTCTGACATGTCAGCTCTCCTTGCGTTTGGTTTCATGGTGGGCAGTGAAGTCGTAGCGATTGCGCCAAGCATAGACGCTGGCAACGCAGACGTTGTGGGTCAGGGCAGCGGCCTTCACGCCCATGATCTCCGCATCCTGCAAAACAAGCAGGCGCGTCGAATGGTCTAGGCCATAGTCTGGATGGGGGATGTCGGCTTTTGCCGAAGACATAGTGAGCTCCTTTCTTGTGGTGTGGTATTGTGCAAAGGATACAAGTATCTGGGGATGCGTGTCAACTAGATTCGTGGGCCTCGGTCCTTGGATATGGGTTTGGAGGGGCGCGGTTCTCGGACCTTGGACCTTGATTACAAAAAACTGTAATCATGAGGGAGGCCTTGACGACCTCGGTCCTTGGTGCTAAGTGTATGAAATCACAGCAGAAAAGACGACCCGCTGATTACAATGATTACAAAATGGACCCCGAAAAAGGGCCGTTTGTAATCAGTTTGTAATCAGCTTTTTTGTTTGTTTTTCAAAGACTTAGGGCCCAAAAACAGGGCAAAACTGGCCCCCATAGGACTTTTTAGGGGTCTCTATGTTTGGTTTTTGACTTCACATGGGGGTAAACAGCGTAATCATTGTAATCAGGAAAAGTATGTTGAGCAAAAACAAGAACTTAGACAAGATTTTATGATTACAGGTGATTACAAGTGATTACATCTAACCTTTTTGGGGGTCTCTTCTTTTTTTGAACCGTTTGGGGAGACCCCTAAAACCTCCTATGGGTGGAGGGTCTTGACGACCTGCCCTGCCTTGGGGCATCGATAAAGGTAGCTTATTTTGGGGGCCAGCATGACCAGAGGCATCAAGAACCGGGACGCCGCCGCTGCCATCAAGGGTGGGACCATATCCCGCATTGAGGACGAGCACGGCAGGGTGCTCACCGAGCGGCAGAAGACCTTTGCCGAGCTCTTCGTGGAAGGCGTCTACAGCAACGCCGAGTGCGCCCGAAAGGCTGGGTTCAGCCACGATGTGGCGCACATCTATTCTGCCAAGCTGCTCAACGGCAATGACTTCCCCCACGTGGTGGAATACATCAAGGAGCTCCGCGAGGCCAAGGAGCGCAAGTATGGCGTGACCACCATTGGCCAGCTCGAGCGCCTCTACAACCTGTCACGCGGTGCCGAAGAGGCCAAGCAATTCTCCGCTGCCATCAACGCCGAGAAGCTCCGCAGCGCCCTTGGTGGCCTGACCACAGATCGCCGCGAGACGCTCAACCGCATTGAGAACATGAGCCGCGACCAGATCATGGATCGTCTGCTGGAGCTCCAGCATAAGTACCCCTTCTTGCGCGATATCACACCGAAGGAGCCTGCCAATGGGGCCGGAAGCGAAGCTATGGAAGGCCCTGAAGCCTCTTCTTGAGGCCGAAAAGTGCATGACGACACGCATTGAGAACCGACACGGCGGCGGTTTGCCGGATGTGGACGTATCTTCCCCCGCAGGTTCGTTCAAAATTGAACTGAAAGTAGCGGAAAAAATTTTTATCCGGCTCTCAGATATGCAGATAGCTTATAATACACTGCTGACCCATAAGCATGGGTTATCATTCATCTTGGCAGAGGACCCCGGTCGGCCTAAGCCGTCTCAAATTGTCAGCCTATTCGAGGACCAAGGTCCGGGGTCCGAGGAGCTCGGGTCGGGGTCGGTCGGGTCGGGGCAGTCGGGTCGGGGTCGGGGGCAGTCGGGCCGTGGACCTCGGACCTCGGTCGGGTCGGGTCGGGACCGGTACTATTTGTGGCACGGTCGGGACGCGGTGGACGTTGGTCGGGTCGGGCTTCGGGCCGAGGCCTTGGCGTCGGGGTCCAGCCTGTCGGACTTGGTGCAGGTGATGCTGGCGGTGTGCCGGGCGCACCATGCGGCGCTGTTGGAAAAGTACCCCGGGCGCTAGGCCCGGGGCAAGGTGGCCGCGACCGGCGGTATGGGTCGCGGCATGGCAATTCATTTCTGAGCCGCTGCAAAGCGCAGGGCTTCGTCCTTGTCGTGGGTGGTGTAGACGCACCGCCCGGCCAGAAAAACCGCATATTGGTTTTCCCATGCCCGTTTGATGATAGTGCAGGGGCCCTCTTTCCAGAGGCCCCCTCTTGCGAAATCCCTTGCGAAATCCTCTGGCGAGATCATGCATAAGCCCGCCCGTTGCCATGGGCCACAATGGCCACGGACTTAGGCGAGCGGGTCGCTTGCCCGGCGCATAGGCGGCAATCGGCGCAGGTGGTGCGCTTGCCCGCTTCGGCGGATGCGGGGCAAAGGACTTCCCGCGCCGGATCGATTTCTGCGACGTCGCGGATAATGCGGAACGTGCGGCCCTCTTGCGCCCAAACGTGCTTCGCATCGGCAAGGCTTTCCACCGATGCCATGGCATAGGACAGGGCTTCGGGAACGTTGCGGAATTGGTGCGTGTATGCGGTCCATCCCTTGGCGCGCATTGTCAGGGCTTCCCATACGTGCATGGGAACGGCGGCCGGGTCGCCATAAGTGCCGATCCGCACCATCCGGCCATACCCTAGCGCCGTGGTATCCTCGTGATGGGTTGCGTCCGGATAGACGCCGCGAAGGTGCGACCGATACACTAGCGCCGGGCCATGAATCAGGGTGACATAGCATGTGCGCTTGTCCGCCTGCCCTTGGGCCTTTGCGGGATTGGCAATGCCACGCAAGGGGCAAGCGCCGCAGATTGCCGCATCAGCGCCCGTGCGGGATGCCGTGACCGGGTCCATATCGTCCCGAATGATGTAGGTCTGAACCATTGCGCCCGTCTTGCGGTTGCGCGCCGAGTATGTGGCGATTGCCACGATTGGCGACCCATCCAAGAGGCTAGGCCCGCGGTAGATGATTCCGTTTTCCATTCTTGCCATTCCTTTATTGTGTCGGGTCTCCGCCCGTATGCATGGGATATCATGGAACGGGTCGGGATGCAATAGGATAAAGTCGGGTCGGGTCGGGTCGGGTCGGGTCGGGTCGGGTCGGGGTTCAATGTTAAAGGCCCGCGCGCGGGCGGGCCTTACAGGGACAGGGACAGGGACAGGGACAGGCGGCCGGGGGTGGCGGGCCTTGCGGCCCGCCGGGTCATGTGGTCTGGCCACCGTGGCCCCATGCGCTTAGGCGGATGCGCTCCGCCTCGTCCGGGGCGCGCTTGAATCCTAATTCGTGGAACCGCCGCCAGACTAGGCCCGCGCGGGACATGCCCGTGTAAACCCGGTTCACGCCCGCCGCCGTCGGATAGTAGCAGCTGGACACTAGGTCCAGCTGCCAATCGGCCTTGCGGCGGTTCCAATAATACTTGGTCAGGTCATCGCGCCGGGTCGCGTAGATGTAGAACATGGGTCAGGCTCCCCAGCCGATGGTTTCGAGTAGCGCCGTCAGGTCGGCAATCGCCGCCTTGTATTCGCCGCGCTTATAGGGCTTGCCCGTCAGGTTCGCCGCCTTGTTCAGCACGTCCGCCTTGCGAACGCCGCGCGGCGGGGTCATGCCCGCATTGATCAGGCGCAGGTGCGCGCGGCACGTCGCCGCCATGAACCGCGGATTCTGCCGGGGATTGTCTATCGTATACATGCCATTGTCCTTTTCGTTGTCGCGCTTGGTGCACGGGATGCCCGCCCCTTGCGGGGCGGGTCACCGATGCATCAGGCCAGACGTTCAATCGTGCCCTCTTGCCAGTGCGACTTGCTCCCATGGGCCTCGAGCCATTCCGGGGTGCATGCGACCAGACGGCCCAGCGACCAGACGTCACGCGCGTAGGTATCGCCGCCCTCGAAGCTGCCGAAGGTATGCGGCGACTTGGCCCAGACAAACCAGCGCGCGTAATAGTCCTTGGACTCAGAGTCCGGGGCCTTGTAGGTTTTGCAGACGTGCCACGTCCATCCCTGCCCGCCTGCGGATTCATAGATTGCGTAGGGCTGGTTCTGGGGGCGCGACTTGCCGAAGGGATTCTTTGCCATTGTGCTTTTCCTTTGTTGTGACGGGCACCGTGCCCGTGGGTCTAGAGTAGCATGAACCAACATGAGACGCAATAGGCTTTCGGGTCGGGCGTCTCGGGTCGGGTCGGGTCGGGTCGGGGCCTTATCATTCGCGGCCCCCGCGCCGCGCGCCTCTGTTACTGGGACAGGAACAGAGAACATAGACAATCGATCCACCGAAGGTGGATCAGGGGCCTTGCGGCCCCTGCCCGTCACTTCCACTTGAACCGTTCCTCGATCCGCTCCCGCTTGTATGCCGTCCAGACATCCGCGCCCCACCGGGCTATCACGTCGCCCTTTGGCCAGCGGAATTCCTCGATCAGCGTGGGCTTCCGTTCGGCAAGCCCGGCCTCGATTGCATCCGCCTCGATCTGCGCGGCCAGCGTCTGAAGCCGCTTGATCCGATCCTTCACCTTGAGGTGCTTCACTTGCATTGCATGCATGGTCCTTGATCCTTTGTTGAGGGGCAGGGCTTGCGCCCTGCCCGATTGCCTTAGAAGCTGTCCGACAGCTTGGCCTTTTCGGCCAGCCCCATGGCCTCATAGGCCATGGTCTCGGCCGCCTTGGCTTGCGCCTCGGCCATTGACCGGATCAGCTTGCGCATTGTCCAGCGCGAGACATCCTCGAGCTTGGCATCCAGCGCCTTGGTCAGGATGTCGCGCAGATCAGCGATATCGCCCAGCGTCAGATCAACCGTGATCTTCGTGCTGTCCGTGTTGATGAACCGATATTCCATTGCCTTCTCCATTGTTGACACGCTGGCCCTCTGCCTTCGTGTATCTACACGATACACAATGGCACAGCATGGGACAACCTATCTTTAGTATATACCCTATGGGTCCCTTAGGACCAAAAGATATCGGTCGGGATATCTAAAAATAGGGGGGCACCCCCCTTGACACGGGGGCGGTCGCGCGCGCCCCGCCCTCCCACCCTGTATCCATAAAGTCATTGCAGCACATTTTCATTCGCGCTATAAAAGTCCAAGGAGCGTGGTCAAATAATCACCATCCTAATTTCATTCGGATGTATACAGGGTGGGACATGACAGAGAAGATAACCCCAGAAGAACTGAAGGCCTATGTTCGGTATGACGCGGAGAGCGGAGAGGTGATCCGCCTATCCACAGGTCGGCCGGTCGGAGTTTCGATCAAGAAGCGCGGTGGTCACCGGACCTTCACCCTTCGGATCAACAGGGCTCCGGTGTACGTTTTCGTTCACCGCGCCGTATGGGCCTTGGTCCACGGTTCTTGGCCCAAGTACCAGATCGACCACATCGACAGGGACACGTCGAACAACCGGATCGAGAACTTGCGGGATGTGCCCGGCGGCGTGAACCAGCAGAACCGGGAGCCGATAGGCGAGGTCCCGTATCTTGGCGTTAGGTTTTTGCGCGGGAAGTATGAGGCCCGGATCAAGAAGGACGGCCGACAGATTCAGGTTGGAACTTTCTCGTCTGCCAAGGCTGCCGCAAAGGCCAGAGATCGGATGGCTGTCGGGCTTTTTGGGGAGAATGCTACGCTCAATTTCCCTCAGAAATTTTCGCCAATGTAATTTCATTCGGGCTTGTTGACAGTGAACAACCAACCGTCTACAAAGCTCCAAGGACCAAGGAGGAACCACAGATGTCCAAATACATAGAAATTCCGCAGAAGCCTGCCACTGTTTACGCTGTCCAGTACACGGGAATGGAGAACGGAGTACCGTTGTTCAACGAACCTGCTCCGAACTGGGTCGTAGGAGCGTTGGCCAAGGGCCATTTGCAGGTGATTGACGGTGGTTTGCACTGCCGTGGGAAGAGCTTGGACCTCGGTTCTTGGCTCGTTGTTGAGGATGGGGATGTTGCGGGCGACCGGATGCGGAGTGTTTTGTTTGCCAACTTCGTTGCCCTGTACCGCCCGGCGCGCAAGAAGCCCGCTGCCCGCAAGCCCCGCGCTGTCAAGGCCGCTGCCTGATGGGTCTGTTTCGCAAGAAGCCTGTCATGATCGAGGCTGTGCAGTTTTTCGGCCTCGATGTAGCCGACATTGGCTGCTACAACATTCATTTTGACACCAAGGAGCAGCTGCCCAAGTGGCTGCGGGACGCCTTGGTGGACGAGGTTGTTTTTGCTGCGACGGACACTGAGTTCGTCTACGTCAAGACGCTGGAGGGGCTGATGGAGGTTGCCGAAGGCGACTGGATCATCCGCGGCGTGAAGGGGGAAATCTACCCCTGCAAGCCTGACATCTTTGCCATGACCTACGACCCTGTGGACGAGCAGGATGTCGAGGTCACGGGCGTAGCAATCTGAGGAGAGAGACATGACCAAGGGTGAGTACAGGGTTGGCATCAACTTCAACCCGTCGAACGACGACAGGGTTGCCAAGATCAAGCGCGCTGCGGCGGACCTGATCGACCTGATCGACAGCATCCCCGGCGTCCAGACACGCATGGATGATGTCCACGGGAGAGAGGTCAGCCGCCTGAAGGCGCTGGCTCAGACCGACATCGAAAGCGCTGCCATGTGGGCCGTCAAGGCCGCAACCAAACCATCAATGGAGAACTGACATGGGCAAGCTGCCGTTCAAAGATGACGAGGACTTCCGCAAGCACAACCAGAAGGCCCATGTTTCGGCGGCCGAGGAGCTACGAAAGTTCATCGAGGAGGTGGAGTCTGACGACGCACAGATCGCGGACATCCAGCGGGACAAGAAGGACCGCTTTACGATGATCAAGGCCAAGGGCTACAATGTGAAGGCGCTGCGGCGGCTTTTGGCG